TTTAGTGGCGAATGGGTACGCCAAATGGGCCAATGGCTTAATTATACAGTGGGGATATGCGACCACAAAAAAGGTACAAACTATCGGACTGGAACTTTTCCGATTGCTTTTCCCAACGCTGTTTTTAAATGTATCGGCATTCTTGCCAGATACGATTATGATACTAGTGACTGTGCGGTACATTGGAATGATCAAAACACGACGAAAACAACAGTACAATTTATGTTAACCGGGAGTAGCACAGCTAGCCCCGTATATATTGCAATCGGCGAATAGGATTATGCTCATTTACCAATACCAATGATATACCCGTAAATATCGTTTTGCTTAGTATTATTTCTAAATGCTAATACATTAAACGTTGATTTACTTTTATTTTCGAATGAGAGCTGATAACTAACGCCTTCTGAGCTATAAGCCGACACGACTGGGATGCCGACCCAGCAGGTACTAGGAAATGCAATCGGCCATGTGTCATCCTTATTAAATTGATAATATCCCCACTGTATAATTAAGCCATTGGCCCATTTGGCGTACCCATTCGCCACTAAATTCGCAGCTACGATGCCGCCGCAATTCTGCGCGTTGGCGCCGATAGTGCTGCGTACCTCACTGGCGCTGGTATCGTCTAAGATAGTCCGAGCAAACGCCGACAATGTCGTGAGCGCTGCTGCTGATGCTCCGGTAAAATATGGGATTTTATAGGCGGCAGGAGTTACCCCAATCAGGGCCTTCAATGCATTAGAAAAATTGCGTACCCAGTTGGCCGTAGTAATTTCCATCCCATTTGCGTCAGTAGACGGCGTTTTGCCATTTATACTGGTTAAATTGCCACTCGTATCAGTGACAAACGTGATTCCAGTATCTGGAGAGTTATTCGCTTTGACGTTTGTAATGGATAGTGTATGAGACCCATCGGTTTTATGATTCAATCGCACGAATCCGTATCGATTCCCGTCGTATCCGACAAAATTAAATATGTCTGTCTGGTATTCTGTACTCGGTGCTGTACTGGCTTTGTCCGTACTTGCCTTTATCTGTAACGTTCCAGTCATCGTATCGCCGGTTAGTTTTACGTATTTTTCTGACGCTGAGCCCGTGCCGCCGTTAGCTACTGGCAGAACTCCGGTGACGCCTGGAGTGATATCCGCTGTGCCGTCAAAACTGGTCGCCGATGTAGATGCTAAATTTGTCTGTATGGTTCTGGCCGTCTTTAATTTCGTGGCTGTTGCGGCGTTCCCAGAAATGCCGGTGCTGTGGGCGGACTTGTCCTTTGCGTGGTCCGCTTCCTGTGTGCCCAGCGAATCGATGGTTTCCTTCAGTCGCTGGTCATTCGAGAAGAGCTGGCTGCCCATATCGTTCTCCAGTTTTGCATGGACCGGGTCGCCGGTGATGCGCTGAGGGAAGCCATCCGTATTGAATTCCAGGCTATTGTCCAGGCCTGCTGTCGGGCGGGTCTGGTTATTGATTGTTTCCGGGAAATCCGTTTTCCATTTATCGAGATAGTTTGCCATTATTGTCCACTCCATTCCGTCATGCTAGTACCGTACGTATACGTCCCATCAAAGTTTATCTTCCCATTCCAGGACCAGCCCAGGTATACATAGCATCCCAGATGAGCCGGCTTATAGATTTCAATCTTCTTCTGCATCTCTTCCAGCGACGTCTTATCCGTCGTCGACGTATAGATGATGAAGAAATATTTGTCATTATGCTCTTCGACGTAGCCTGCCCCATAAGCGGTTATGATATCATTGACACGGGTTATGGTCGTCGTCTGCGAACCCCGCAGGGCTATCAGGATACGTGCCCGCCGCTTCTCGTCAGAGTCGCCGGCGTCGGGTTTCAGGGCTAGGAATTCTTCCCAGTCAGAGAGCCCCCAAGTGGCGGTCTTGACGAAGAACTGTTTGGTGATGTCCATCAGGGTCAGCCGCTGTTTCTCGTGTTCCTTCGACAGGCTTTCCAGGGTCGCTGCAAAGGTCGGGTCGTGCTCCAGGAACTGCGGCAGGTATCGTTTCAGATCTACAGGGATGACCCGTAGGAAATTGAACTTAGCCATTGAGCGTCACCTCAGTGCAGCGCGCAATCTGATCATCCGTCACCGTGACCATGGTGGCGCTGCCGTTGATGGTCAGTGATTCATAGTCTTCGACGCCGCAGGCCGAGTCTTCGAGGATCATCTTGCCGATCATGGCACAGGTAATGCGGATATTGTCGAACTGATGGGAGCCGAAGTAGTTGTTGACGACCGTCTGGATTGCCGTCGCGTTAGCACCTTTGCTGTCGAGCGGTTTCAAGGCCACCTTGACAGCAAAAATCGTCGGAGCGGCTACCGTTACTGTGGCGCCGATGGGACGCACGGTCTCAATGTAAGCCGCAACCTTTTTCTGCAAGTCTGTCGACGCCGGATTCCCATTCGTGTCGGTAATCAATACCTTGACGGTTCCATTTCCATTCCACAGCGATACGACGACGGCTTTCCCAACGCCTGCCACGGATGTGGCCCATTGGATGTATTCGTTCTTGTTCCCCGACGTGGCTGGCTGGCGTACCTTGAAAATGAGGCGATTATACAGGGATGCGTCGTCTTCCTCGTCAAAGCCGTCGTGCGTCGCCTGGGCATTGGTGACACTGCTGATACCCGGGATGGACATGGGGATGACCGTAATAGTCTTGGCGTCGACATTGCCATTTTTACCACCAGCCGTACATTCAATGGGGATGTCTCCACTCTTGGCAATAGTAACGGCTTTCGTCGTATAAAAGGCCACGCCGGTCGGCGTCTGGAAGACGCTGCCCAGAGGGACTATGCCGTTACCTGTGACCGTCACGGTTCCCACCGCTTTCACAGCCTGCCGACGGAAAACGCCGTGCTCTTCGGCCCGCAGGTCGAGATACTCACCCCAGGCCGTCTGTGCGAACCCCGCTTTATAGGCCTGTTCCCGTTCTACTTCCTGCTTGGCGAACTCGATACTGTTTGAGGCCAGGACATCATAGGTAAAGGTGCCCTCATAGCTGGAGGCGTCATTTCCGACGTTCTGCTGCAATTCGGTTAAAATCTCATCTTGTTCACGTGCTTCATACATCCACGCTCACCTCCCCGTAAATCGTCGAAATTACAATGGCTATGGAAACTTTATCGCCATCGTGTGAGATATCCACGCTGTCGATGCTCTTGATGTAGGGATTCACCATGAGGCACTCGACAATGACGCGTTTGATTTCGCTGTATCGCTGCTTCACGCCCATGACCTTGCCGATGAAAGGTCTCAACTCGATGCCATACTGCCAGCTGTATGCCAGATAGCGGAAGCGCTCCGTACTGAGGGCCTTGTAGATCCACACCTTAATGGCCTCGTCTTTTTCGACGATGATGTGTCGGCCTACCTTATCATATAAAAAGCAGTCCTGGTCAAAGTCCCAGGCATATTCTTTCGGGACTGGCAGGTCTGACGTATAGGTATTGACAGATACGGCCCCGGTAAAGGGATATTCTTCACTCATAATTTCACCCCGCTATCTGTCAGCCAATACAGCTGTTCGTCCTGGCCGTAAATCGGTATCAAGAGGACCAGCATCCCCGGTTTCAGCGTATCCGTCCAGGTCTCATCGTTATCAATGGGGTGGTTGTGGCTCTCATAGGCCGCATCCCCTGAGCCGCCTGCTCGGTCACTTGTCTGGACGACCATGTGGCGGGTATACCCAGGCAGCAGATACCGCGAACAGTAAATTTCCTTTGCTGTGATGTCAATATTATTCATCTTGACCACCAGATCCGGCGGCGGGCTTGTAACGATGCCAACCTGTGCGCCACGCGGTAGATCATCCTGCACGACGCCATGCATCACATCTACAATGACCGCCGCGGACTGCGAAGCTGATGGAATTCCAGCCATGATGCCACCTCCTACATATGACTCGTTTTAATGATGGACGTTGGGTTCATACCGATGTTATAGATACCGCCGGTTCCAACAGCCCCCGCACCGCCGTTCCCGCTGGAATTGTTACCGACATATCGGCCATCGCCGGCATAGACGACAACGTGTTCGTCGCCATTAAAGACAACGCAGTCACCGACTTCCAGGTTCGATTCGTCAAAGGGGATAACAGCATCACCGGCATCAGCCATTAACGTCGGCACCGAGGCGACGCCGTTATCACATTCTTGTCTCAAAAAGGGACTATAATAACTGCCAATACGTGTAGCGGCCTCGACACAGCCGTTTCGGCCATCTGGCATGGTAGCGCCTTCCCAGGCGGCAAAGCCAGCTTGTACGCCCGCTGACGCCTCTAAATTAGCCCCGCCGATGGCCGAGGCTGTGCGCCCGGTCTTGGTCTTGACAGTCGTATCTTTCGGCTTTTCTTCTTTGTTCATAAGGTTTTCGAACTCGATTTCCAGCCGCATCTCATGGATGCCGTTCTCAAAGGTATGCGTATCGGATTTAATCCAGAATTTCCCGCACAATTCCGTCAGGATGTCCCGGATTTGGATGGAATATGACGATTTAGCGGCATAGCTGCCCGTCATCTGGAGGATACCAGAACGGTCCGGACCATGGAACAGCTTGTTGATGGCTTCCTGGGCATTGTCATTCGGGTTCGTCTTATAGACGTCCTGGACCATCGAGTATTTCTGTATCCATTCGTCCTTCGTCTGGTAGCCCGTAACGTTGCCCTGCTGGTCAGTAATCATGATGCTATTGACCATGTCCTCGATGGACTCCTTGTACTGGCTGTTCTCGATATTGACGTACTGGTCTGCCGCCAGCCCTTCGATGAGCTCACCTTTCTTAATGACGTCCAGCTCATCGCCCCGCATGATGGGATGGAAGAGGACGTCCGGGTCGTCTTTGTTCTCTTTGTGCGCATTGATTTGTTTCGCCGCGTCAGTATAGGCAATCATGATAATCTGATAGCCCGTCTTTTCCTGAGCAATGAAAGAGACTTTCTTCCCGGTCTCGGCCAGGTTCCCGGCTTTGATACCCAGCTCACTGCACACCGCCTTGGCAATGTCCTCGGCCAGCATATCCGTGAATTTTCGGGTCGTCTTCGACCGGCAGAGGATGAACAGATTGTCATAGGCAGTGACCGTCACCGTGGACTGCTGGACGTCTTTTTCGATGGAGTAGACGTTTCCCTGGAATTGCAGGTTCCCGTCTTCATCATAGCCGTAGACCGTTTCACCGCAGTTGATGACGTAGTTCGGCAGGTTCGGGTCCCGGGCGTCCTGAACGTAGGAAAACGTCAGTTTTCGGGCCACCTGCAGCCGGGAACCTTCCCAGGTGATTCTCCCCACGGTGAGGCGGGACAAATCATCTATCGTTTCAGTCTGCTTCGTCGTCTGGTTGCCTTTCTCGTCAGTCGTGGTTTCCGTCTTGACGCTCTTATGCTTGATGATCAATTCTTAATCACCCACTTCCGGATCTTGCCCGCGTTGTTGATGACCAGGCTCTTCAAATTGTTGCTCTTGACGACGCGGCGCCAGTGATTATAGTCGCCGTAGGCTTTCTTGGCCACGTCCATGACGTCGCATGCCTTTTGGAACAAGGCCTTGCCTTTGGAGATCTGCGACTGCTCTTCCTTGATTTTCTGGTCCAGGTCGACCGGGCGGACCTTGAGGCCCGTCTTATCGTCGATAGGCTTGTCATTATTTGCGGTCGGGACGTTTAGCTCCTTATACTCCGTGAAATTCAGCGTATAGTAAATGTCCCGGCTGCCATCCTGCTCCCAGTACAAAAATTCCATGATGCCGCACATCATATTGACCGGAGAGTCGGTAATGATGACGCGAACAGCCTTCCGGGCCGCCTTCCACTCGGTCAGCTTCTCGACGCAGGACGACGGGTCTGTGTAGTCGCCCACAACGAAAGGGTAGTCATGGGTAAGTGATGGAAAGAAGCCGGAGAAGGACAGGGTCCTGGCTTTCGGCATCCCGAAGACCAGGGCTTCCCCGACCTGCGTGATGTCGACGACTTTGTTTTTCTGTCCATCGCCGACGGTATATTTGGCCGGCGTGACCGGCAGGATGAGTTTCCCCGTCGGCCCTTCGATGATGATTTCCCGCTTCAGCCCAGCCCCTCCACCATTAGAAAAGATGGCCGAAAGGACCTGTATGGTATTTCCTAACCCTCCCAGGCTCATCAATAACCACCTCCGTAGTTGATACGGCCCTGTGAAATCAGTTTCGCCAGTTTATAGGCGATACGGTCAATGTCGGCCTCTTCGCGGACATAGAAGGTATTGCCTTTGATGACGACCGGGCCGCTGCCAGACGACTGTCTGCTTTCCAGTTCGGCTTGAATCATTCGCTCCGTTGTAGCGTGTGGATAGATACGGCTTCCCTGCGGCAGGTCGACGATTTCGCCGCCCCGTTCGTTGATTTCCGTCCAGCCGCCGGCGTAAAATGACGAGCCAGTCGCACGGCCGGAGAAGATACTAGGGATGCTGAAGGAAAAAGAGCTGGCCGAGGAACGTAGACCCGCTATGGTGGTCTGTAAATTGCTCCAGGCGCTCCGTGCGCGTTCCGAAAGCGGTCCCCATACATTCTCTTCAAACCATCCCGTTACGCCGTCCCAGGCCGCCTCAGCTTCATCCTTGGCCGATTGGAAGGCACTGGCAATGTTGCCTTCCATGGACGACGCGCCGCTGCTGATTTCTTCCCAGGTTGTACCGGCCGATTCTTCCAGTTCGGCCAGACGGTTGCCAGCCGATTCTTTCGCATCGGCAAAGGTCTGGCTCCATTCCGCGTTCTTTTCATCGGCTACCTGGCAAATCATATCCCAGGAGTCAACGCCGGATTGCTTGATGCTCTCCCAGGTATCCGCCCCGGACTGTTTGATGCCTTCCCAGGAGTCAGCCATATACTGATGCAGTTCGGCCTGTTTGCCGGTAAGCCAGTCATCGGTATCACTCATTGATTGGCGGATACCTTCAAAGGTACTGGTTATAGTCGGTCCCAGTTGAGCAAAGGTCTGGCTCCACTCCGCATTCTTTTCGTTGATGACCTGGCTAAAGGAATCCCAGTTGATGCTCTGGAAGGCTTCGGCCAGCTTCTGACCGAGCATATCACCGCCGATACCTCCGGCGATGCCGCCCACGATCGCGCCGGCCGCTGTACCAACGCCAGGGACTGCTGAGCCTACCGAGGCACCAAATGCGGCCCCGGCTTTCATACCGGCAAAACCACCAGCCAGGCCAGCCGCATCCCGTCCCGCAGTAGACAGCTTTTCCCCTTCCGGGGCATAAGCCACATCAAGGGCCGTACCACCTAATGCGATAGCTGACCCAATCCATGGCACCCTTTTCGCCCAGCTGCTGAGCCGAGCACCCCATCCTGGTTTCGGAGTCCCTTTGGGGGTTCCTTCTGGGACCGGAACCGGCGCGTTCGTCGGTGGTGCCGAAGTAGGCGCCGTGGTCGGGGCCCCTTTGCTGTTGATGATGACGTTCGTCGCCGTGACGACCATATTCTTCACGGACGATGTGCTGGGAAGCCCGTTCCCGCCGGTCGGCGTACCGCCTGGAAGATTCTTCGGGATGCCCTGGATGACGTCTTTGACCTTCATGGCCAGGTTGTAAATCTTTTTCAACCCAACGGCCAAGGCCCCGCCTGCCAGTACCGACCCGATACCGTCAAAGGCCAGGAATTTATCTTTCAAATCCTTGATGCCCTCTCCAATTAGGGACAAGATAGAGCGTATACCAAGGCCATTCTTTTCTACGTTCCCGCTAAAGTGGCTCAAGAGCTTATCTGCTTCTTGGACGAAGCTCCGCAGGCCGTTCTCCCCTTTGCCGTCCATAATCAGTATCTGAAGATTCTCCCAAGACCCAGACAGCTGCTCAATGTCTCCACGCAGGTTATCCATCTTGGTTTCGGCCACACCAGATGCAGTAAAACGCTTCATGGCAGCCGTCATTTTATCAATACCTTCAGCACCATCTTGGGCTAAGAAAGTAGCTGCCCGAATGGCATCGGACCCAAATATAGTATATAATGCCGCTTGTTTCTGCTCGGCAGTCATGCCTTGCAAGGATTTCTTCAGGGTTTCAGCCACTTCTCTCATAGGCTTTAACTTGCCCGTAGCATCAAAGAACTTGTTTGAGCCATCTTCTGACATAAGCCCTAACCGTTGGAAATCTTTAGCTGCCTGATCTGTTTGAGGGACCAGACGAGAAAGCATCGTTTTTAAAGAAGTACCAGCGTCAGAGCCAAGCAACCCATTTTTAGCAAATAGTGCCAACGTCGCATTTGTATCCTCAAAGGACACCCCCATCGACTTGGCCCCGGCTGCAGCTTCGGCCATAGCATATGACATTTCATGTACATTGGTTGCCGAGGCATTGGCCGCGCCAGTAAGAATGTCGGCTGCGTGGGATGCATCGTTTAAATCAAACAGCACTTTACAACTTTTACGCCGCCTCAGAAGTTGACGAAGCTAGTTTACACAAGGCCTGAACTAAGTCCGTTG